CGATGAGGTCAAAGTGAAAGGTGCTAAGTTCGAAAACGGTTTATTGGAAATCTCTATGGTAAGAGAAATACCAGAAGACAAAAAACCAAAAACAATTTCGATTGACTAAAAATTTTAGGGGGGTGGGCATAGTTGTCACACCCCCTTATTATACCCTTGACTTTTAAGTCAAAACCTGATATAGTAATATCAAATACCTCAATAAGAGGCAACTAACAAATACGGCAAGGAGGCCGCAAACAAATGACGTTAAGAGAAAAAGTAAACGTAAAAAAGTTCAATAAGCAAACATTAAATATTGAACAATTTAAAAACGATTGGTACACTAAAATAGATTGTCAGCCAGTCGGTCAAAGACTTCCAGTAACAGTAGGACCAGAAAAAAGAGAGGGCATTATAAATGCTATCTTACTTGGTATTGATATTGGTCAAATTACTTTGACATCCATCTTAGACAGTAAATACGATTATGAATCTGTTGATGGTGGTCACAGAAAAAGATACATCTGGCAATACTTAAATAACAAATTTAAAGTAAATGGAAAATACTTCAACGAATTGTCTGACGAAAAACAAAGACAGTTTTTAAATTATGAGATTGTTCTTTCCGTTTACGAACCACTAGATGCATATACCAAAGGTTTCATCTTTAGAACGTTAAACGAAACTACAGATGTTAATCATATGGAAATGCTTAACTCATATGGTGACTTACCAATTGCTAATTACATTAGAGAATTAGTAAGAGTAGTACAAGGTGTGAATAATACAATACATGAATTGTTTGATTACTCACAAGTTGCTGGTAAAGAAGCCAAGTTTAAATACTTACACTTTAACAATGCTAGACTTAAAACTGAGGAGTTGGTTGCTCGTATCGTATACAGACACACACAACCAAAACTTTTAGGTGCGTCTAGTGATGATGACTTAGAGAACATGTACGAGGAAGATGTAGATGTAAAAACTGTAAGTGAAAAAGTAAAAGACCATTTAAACTTTCTATTGAATTGTGCAGTGGCAAAAAAGACTATAGAGAACCATGGTATAACACAGCAAGATTTTAAGATGCTGTCTTTCTTATACTATCACATGGTTGATACTTATGGTAAGTTTAGAGTAGAAGACTATCAGAAATTTATCAAGTCTTATAGAAAAGCATTAGCAATTCTACAAGATAAGAACGGTAAATATGCTGATGACAAAGTTGACTTTGACTTTGACAACTCTGCTAGACTTATACCAGAGGCATTTACAAAGTATCTTGGTGCGCCACACCACGAGAAAAAGATTAAACAAACTGTAACATGGTTGTTGCAAGAGTTTGATATCAAATCAAATGTAATCTTACAAGACCCTAAGAGATCATATACTCATAAAGAGAAGACAGATCAATTAGCATTGCAAGATTATAAATGTGGTGTCGATGGACTAGACCTAAATTATGAGGATGCAGAAGCAGCCCATATTATATCACATCATCACGGTGGACAATCTACACGTGAGAATATGGTAATGGTTAGAAAATCACACAATAGAGACATGGGAACGATGAATCTGAATGATTATAAAAGAACCCTTGACAAAAAATAATAAACCTGATATAATGGAGTCCATATGAGTTTTAAATATAATGAAGATAAGATATTGAATGATGTTAAAGACTACATCAAATCAACATATGGACAACATTATGTTCATAAAGACATACAAGTACAAGACCTATTTCAATCAATAGGGATTGCATCAGATTTTTGTCGTGGTAATGCGATGAAATATCTTGCCAGGTATGGCAAAAAAGGTGGTAAGAATAAAAAAGATTTATTCAAGGCCATTCATTACATTATACTATTGATAACAAGTGAGGAAAATAATGAAGATAAGTGAAAGCACTAAAGAAGTTTTGAAAAACTTTGCTGAGATTAATCAGAACCTTTTGATTAATCCTGGTAAGAAGTTGTCAACAATTTCTACTATGAAGAACATCTTAGCAAAAGCTGAGATCGAAGAAGAATTTCCACAGGAGTTAGGTATCTATGACATGCACGAGTTCTTAGGTACACTTGGTTTATTCCAAAAACCTGTGTTGACATTCGATGAAAAAAATATGGTGATCAATGAAGAAGGTATTTCAACAAGTACCAATTATTATTTCAGTGACCCATCAGTATTAGTTTCACCAACGAAGGATATTAAGATGCCTCCAGTTGATGTTTCTTTTACACTAACACAAACAGACTTGGCAAAAGTCAAAAAGGCATCGGCAGTTATGCAGTTGCCTGATATTACTGTTACAGCTGAAACAGGTGGCGACATCTTTTTGAAAGCAGTTGATAGTAAAAACTCAACGTCAAACGATTACAAAGTAAAGGTAGGAGAAAATGCTCCAGCGAATTTTACTTTTCATTTTAAAGCAGAAAACTTTAAATTGATTGATGGTGATTATGATGTAGAGATTTCTAAATCTCTGATTAGTCACTTCAAACATAGAAGTAAAAATATCGAATACTGGATTGCATTAGAACAAACATCTAAATACGGAGGTTAGTCATGCAAGAGAATGACAACTTTCTGTGGGTTGAGAAGTATCGACCACACAAAATAGATGATTGTATTCTACCAGATAGTCTAAAAGAGACATTTAAAAAGTTTCTTTCACAAGGGGAAATCCCTAACTTATTGTTATCAGGCACAGCAGGTACGGGCAAAACAACAGTTGCTCGTGCCTTGTGCGAAGAACTAGGTTGTGACTATATCATATTGAATGGTTCCGATGAAGGTCGTTCGATTGATACTGTTAGAAACAATATCAAAAACTTTGCATCGACAGTATCGTTGAGTGAATCTGGTCCTAAAGTCGTCATCATTGACGAAGCAGATTACATGAATCCAGAATCAGTGCAACCTGCATTGAGAAATTTCATAGAGACATTTTCTAAACATTGTCGGTTTATCTTTACTTGTAATTTCATAAACAAGATCATTGCACCAATACATTCAAGGTGTACTGTGATCACGTTTAGAACTGAGAAAAAAGATAAACAAAAGATTGCTGGTAGTTTCCACAAGAGACTAAAAGCAATACTTGATAATGAGAAGATTGATTATGATGATAAGGTTCTGGCAGAATTAATCATTAAACATTATCCAGATTTTCGTAGAACTATCAACGAATTACAAAGGTATTCTGTATCTGGTAAAATAGATACTGGTATACTTGTTTCATTATCTGAACAAAGTTTCAAAGACCTTGCAAAACTATTGAAGAAGAAAGATTTTGTAACGTTAAGAAAATGGGTTATAGATAATATAGACAAGGATCCTAATCAGTTGTATAAAGAAATCTATTCTAACTTGTCAGAGTTTGTAGATCCAAAAACACAACCGATTATGATTATGGTACTTGCTAAATACATGTATCAATCAGCCTTTGTTGCAGATCAGGAAATCAATATGATTGCTTGTTTAACAGAGATAATGGGTGAGTGTAAATTTAAATGATAGTATGTGAAGATAAACAAATCCTGTATTTTCATAATCCGAAAACAGCAGGTAGTTCAATCACATATGCATTGGCACCACATTGTACTTACAAACATAATTTAAATGGTCTTGTGATGAACGAGGGTTGGCAAGGCATGTTTCACCACGATGGATATATGCATCGTGTCATGTCTCATATTGATTACACGATATTCAATCATTATTTTAAATTTAGTTTTGTAAGAAATCCATTTGACTTGGTTGCAAGTTATTGGGAAAAGTCCAGACATGAATTAGGTTCTTTGGAAGAGTTTCTACAATCTGAACATTTCCCTGGCAACAACTCATTGAAGTTTTTACAGACAGAATTTTTAGACGTAAATGCTTTAGACTATGTTGGTAGATATGAAAATCTAAATGTCGATTGGTCATATATTGCTAAACGATTTGGATTATATGAAAGACTACCACAGATTAACGCACGTGAGCATAAAATGTTCACAGACTATAGACCACATTATACTACTGAGGCTAGAAAGATAGTCGAAGAAAGGTATAAGAAAGATTTGGAGAAATTAGATTATGACTTTTAAACCAGAATTTACGAACGGAATATTTAAACTCATTGCGAGTACATCAGGTGGCAGAGCATTTGTATATACAATTGGTCACGTACTTATTAGTATGATGGTTGTCAGAGTAATGACAACAGCAACTTGGTGGGAAGCAGGAAGTGTTGCCTTAATAGAACCTTTACTAAATGGTTTCTGGTATTACTTACTAGACAAATGGTGGACACGTAATGCAACCTAAAGAGAAGAAACCTTATCAACTATCAGACTATCTGAACGCCATTAATAATACAAAAGAAAGGTTAATGGATTCAGACGATCCTGCATGGAAAAAGAAATATCCTGCCTTCATTGTGAACAAATGTATGTCATATCACGTGGATACATTGCTTGAAGCGAACATAATGAATGGTTTACACCATCTTCCCAACGATATGCAGTTTAACTTTTATATAAATATTGTTAGACCGAAGAAAAGATTTAGCAAATGGTATAAGTCTAATATTGCTAATATTGATGTGGTCAAAAAATATTATGGCTATACGTATGAGAAAGCAAGACAGGCTTTGAGTATACTGGATAGTGAACAAATTAAGAAGATTAAATCGATTATGGAAATCGGTGGGAGAAAAAGATGAGTGAAGATTTACAATGGTCGCCAGAAAGTATGCTGGAGGTCAAGTTAAAAGCACCAGATGATTTTTTAAAAGTTAGAGAGACTTTAACAAGAATCGGAGTTGCTAGTAGAAAAGAAAAGAAATTATTTCAATCGTGTCACATACTACACAAACAAGGTAGATATTTTATCGTACATTTCAAAGAGTTGTTTGCTTTAGATGGCAAGAGTGCAAACATTTCAGACAACGATATCGAAAGAAGAAATACGATTGCTCAGTTATTATCTGATTGGAATTTAGTTGAAGTAGTAAGTGCTATTGGAAACAAAGCACCACTAAGTCAAATTAAAGTTATAGCATTCAAAGACAAGCACGAATGGAATTTAGAGACGAAATATAACATCGGAAAGAAAAAAGAAGACGAGCAATCAAATGAGAGCACCCAAGTTTAGAGACTTTATCAAAGAAGATAAAGACACTGAGAATATTCAAGTAGCAATACTTACAAATAAGATTACAAAGAATCCTGTAGTCTTTGGTAATATTCTAAAAGGTGTATGTGATAAATTAAAAATTGAGTGTCATCTTATATCAATCCAAGATGCTTGGGTTCAACAATCAGATTTAGATAAACAAACATTATCAGTTTCAAATATTGATGGCGAAGGTACAGATGTAGACTTTGATACTTCACGTACAGTTGTGTTTGCTCGTGCAGGTGCAATTGAGAACGAAGTAGGTTTGGCATTGTTATCTTCCTTTGAACGTTCAGGTGCGTTCATGTTAAACGACAGAGATGGTATGTTAACTTGTAATAACAAAATGACATCTTATCTTGCGTTTGAAAGAAATAATATTCCTGTACCAAGAACTTCAATTGTATCGAATGAAAAAAGTATTGACGATGCACATGAAAGAATTGGTGGTAAGTTTCCTGTAATTATTAAAACAATGACTGGTACACAAGGTATTGGTGTATCGATTGTTAAAGACAGAGAATCTTTAGTATCAGTTATACAATCACTATGGAAGTTTGGTGCAGAGTTAATTATACAAGAATTTAAAAAGTTTGATTTCGATGTTCGTACACTAGTTTTAGATGGCAAGATTGTTGGTTCAACAAAAAGAACTAGACCAAAGGCAGACTTTAGATCGAACAGACACATGGGTGCAAAAACAGCACCATACAAACTTAATGATGATGAAATAGAATTAGTTAAACTTGCAGCTAGAGCCACAGGTACAACACTAGTTGGTGTTGACCATTGTATTGTTAGAATGTAATGGTTCACCAGGTTTTGGTTCTAATTACATGGGTTATAATATCAAACAACAGACACCAAGTGAGAGTATGTCTAATGAAGGTATTATGACTAATATTATGAAGTATATTCAAAAATCAAATAGAAGAAAACCATCGTTCCAACTTGAAAGTGGTTACATCGAAAGAATTGAAATCGATGAGATCGGTCCAATACGTGCGAAGTTTGATACAGGTAATGGAACAAAAGCATCGATGTTTGCAGTAGACAAATTAGAACACGA